CTTTCTGTCTAAGCTATAATTTTTTATAAATAACATTAGACCACTCAAAGGAGTTATAAAAATGTCTGAACAAGATATTCAAGAAGTGGAGCTTCAGGAGACAGAGGAGCAGCTTGACGAGTTTAAGGCGTCAATGGGTGATCCTTCAGAAGTACCTGAGCCAACTTCAACTAAGGCTAAGCCACGTAAGGGCGATAAGAAGGTAGAGGACGATCCTCAAGATTCTCCTACTGCCGTTAAGGTCCCAGGAACTAAAGCTGGCATGATTAATGCTATGCTTACCGCTATGAATGGTATGCCAACCAAGCAGCTCAAAGCAGCTTATGGAAGTGCCATGAAGAGCATGAAGATGGAAGACGTCGAAGTCGAAGAAGATGCTATTGAAGAAGTTCATAGCGTTCGTGATCTTCCAAAGGTAACTGCAGAAGATATTTCTGTAACCGAAGATGTATCTGCTATGTTCGAAGGTGCAGATGATCTTAACGAAGAATTTAAAGAAAAAGCTGTTACTATCTTTGAAGCAGCTGTGGTAGCTAAGGTAAACGAGCAGCTAGAAAAGATCTCAACAAATTTTGAAGCTGAACTTACTGAAGAAGTAGAAAATCTTCAAAAAGAGATGACTGAAAATCTTGATCAGTACCTCGACTATGTTGTAGAGCAGTGGATGGAAGAAAATCGTCTTGCTGTAGAGCAAGGTCTCAAGGCTGAGATGGTTGAGGACTTCTTGAAAGGTCTTAAAGGCCTGTTCGAAGAGCACTATGTAGAGATTCCTGATGAGAAGGTAGACGTTGTAGAAGAGCTTGCTGCTAAGACTGAAGAATTGGAGTCCAAGCTAAACGAGCAAATCGAAAAGAACGTTGATCTTCGAAATGTTGTAGAAGGTCACAATAGGGATCAGCTAATTGAGTCAGTAAGTAATGGTCTTACTGATACTCAGAAAGCTAAATTCGAAACCTTAGCAGAAGGACTTGATTTTAGCGATAAAGAAACTTTCGTTAAGAAGCTCGATGTTATTAAGGAAAGTTATTTTGGCAAAAGTGATGATGTAACTACGTCATATCAGTTGGACGACGATGAGCCTCTCTTGGAGGAGACGTCTGAAAAGGCTGTACCATCCGAGATGGCCCAATACGTAAATGCCATTTCTAGGTCCATAAAGAAGTAATTTTATAAATAACTCTAGATAGATAAGAGGAGACTATCATGTTATCTGAACAACTTATCGAGAAGTGGCAGCCAGTACTCGATCACGGCGACCTTGGCGACATTAAGGACGCTCATCGTCGAGCTGTAACTGCTCAACTTCTGGAAAACCAAGAGCGATCAGCTCGCGAGCAAGCAATGGGTTCTGGTGGATACCAGATGCCATCGCTGTTGGGTGAGGCATCGCCTACCAACGCAATGGGTGGATCTTCCGCTCCTGCTACTTCGCCTGCTGGTAACGTAGACCTTTTTGATCCAGTACTGATCTCATTGGTACGACGATCAATGCCAAACTTGATTGCTTACGACGTATGTGGTGTGCAGCCAATGACTGGTCCTACTGGACTGATCTTTGCAATGCGCGCTCGATACTCTGGCCAAGCTGGTACGGAAGCTCTGTACAACGAAGCTGATTCTTCGTTTGGTGCTTCTGCTTCTGGTAACAACGCTTCTAAAGCTGTTATCGATGGTGAAGGTAACCCAGGTGTAGGTCAGGCTGGTACTGATCCAACTACTCGTGCAGTAGGTAACACCTATTCTGTTGAAACTGGTATGCCAACCACGGCTGCTGAAGCCCTGGGTGATGGCGCTGCTAACGCTTTCAACGAGATGGCCTTCTCAATCGAGAAAGTTGCTGTAACGGCTGTTTCACGTGCTCTGAAAGCTGAGTACACAATGGAACTTGCTCAGGACCTGAAAGCTATTCACGGCCTCGACGCTGAGACAGAGCTTTCTAACATCCTGTCAGCTGAGATCCTGGCTGAAATCAACCGTGAAGTTGTCCGAACGATCAACTACACTGCTACAGCTGGTGCTCAGCAGAACGTTGCTTCGGCCGGTACTTTCAACCTGGACGTTGATTCAAACGGTCGTTGGTCAGTAGAGCGCTTCAAGGGTCTGATCTTCCAGATCGAGCGTGACGCTAACCAAATTGCCAAAGACACTCGTCGCGGTAAGGGTAACATCCTGATCTGCTCTTCTGACGTAGCTTCTGCTCTTCAGATGGCTGGCGTTCTGGATTACACTCCTGCACTGTCTGCTAACTTGAACGTAGATGACACTGGTAACACCTTCGCTGGTGTACTGAATGGTCGGATCCGAGTTTACATCGATCCATACTTCAGCTCAGCTGCTGGTAACCAGTACTACACTCTTGGCTACAAGGGCTCTAGCGCCTTTGATGCTGGTATCTTCTACTGCCCATATGTGCCTCTGCAAATGGTACGTGCGGTTGGTGAGGACACCTTCCAGCCTAAGATTGGCTTCAAGACTCGTTACGGCATGGTTGCTAACCCATTTGCAGAAGGCGCTACTGCCGGCAATGGTACAATCAGCTTCAACAACAAGAACGTATACTACCGCCTTGTTTCAGTAACGAACCTG